CGACGACGGTTGTTGGCGGTGGAGTGATTCTTATCTTATCACCTTTAGGATCCATACGAGGGAGGTCGGATGAGTATTGTAACCGACATTGCCGATGCGGTCGCTGCCGAACTGGGCGAAGGGACGTTCTCGCAAGCCTTCACGCCCCAGCGGCTGGCCGTTCCCATGTTTGAACTAAAAGATCTGAAGGATCTCAAGGTCTCGATCGTTCCGCATTCGGTCGAAATCACCGGCGCGACCCGAGGGATGAGCCAGTACGAGGCGACGATCGACATTGGCGTGCAAAAGAAGGTTGTCGGCGATGTGGACGAAGTGGTTAAGACACTCGGATCGCTCGTCGATGAAATCGCCGACTTTCTTCGTAAGCGAACCCTCACGGCCACACCGTGGGCGGTCTGGTCGGGTATTAAGAACGATCCGGTCTACGTTCCTGAGCATCTAACCGATCAGCGCGTCTTTACCAGCGTGCTGTCGGTTTCTTACAAGATGGTGCGATAAGAAATGTTCGGCATGGACTTCAAGCGGATGTTCTTTGACTCAAAGACCGTCCGCAGTAAAACCGATCGGGCGACGCGCCGGGTTCTTTCCAGGTTCGGCGCGTTCGTCCGTCAGACCGCTCGCCGGTCGATTCGTAAACGAAAAGGCAGATCGAAGGCGGGTACGCCACCGAGCAGCCATGTCGGCCTTCTGAAGCGATTTATCTTCTTTGGGTATGATGTAGTGCGCCGGTCGGTGGTGGTCGGCCCACTTCGTCTTACCAAGGGGGGCCGCGGTAAAGCACCGCAGATCCTCGAAACCGGCGGTCGCGCCATGATCTTCTCGCCTAAGAAGAAACGAATGATCCGTTCCCGTTTCCAGCCGCGTCCGTACATGGGCCCGGCGTTTCGTAAAGAGAAATCGAACCTGCCGCGACTGTGGCGGGATTCCATTAAATAGGGAGAGACAATACCAATGCCTGAATTTCTACTTGGAATGAACGCGAAGCTTTATTTCGGGACGGCCGGTCAAGGGCTGACTGATCTGACCGAGATGGACAACGTCATGGACGTCAAGTGCGACCTGTCAGCCGGGGAAGCGGATGTTACCACCCGCAAGAACAAAGGCTGGCGGGCCACGGCCGCAACGCTTCGCGAATGCACGGTCGAGTTTAAGATGCTCTGGTTACCGAGCGATGCCGGATTCCAGGCGGTCAAGTCGGCGTTTCTTAGCTCGGGCACTCTTCGTCTGGCCCCACTTACCGGTGAGAAAAGCAGCGACGGGACCACACCCGTCGAAGACAGCGAAGGACCTTTGGCCGACTTCTCAATCACCGGCTTCCCGCGCGAGGAGCCGCTCGAAGAGGGCGTTACGATCGACGTGACGGCCAAGCTCGCGCTCTTCGATCAATGGATCGTCGACGGACTCGAAACACCGTGATCCTCGTAATGCGGGATTAGGCGAGATTTCAGGTACATAGATATAAGGAATAGAAATGAAGCAATTCTGCGATAAATCGGGGCGTAGCTGGACGATTTCACTTACGCTCGGGACGGCGATCGAGGTTCGCGACAAGCTGGATGTCGATCTGTTACAGCCCGAGCAGGGCGATCCGCCGCTGCTTACGCGTTTGGGCACCGATGAGATCATGCTCGGTGAAGTGATCTGCGCACTGTTGGGTGATCAGTTCGAGAAGCACAGCGTGACGGCCGCCGATGTCCGTGATTCGTTTGATGGCGGTACGTTACTTGCCGCTCAAAAGGCGTTCTATGAGGAACTGGTCGATTTTTTCCAGAGCCGAGGCCGGACCGACAGGGCGAGGGCGGTCTTGGCACAGATGAAGGTGATCGAAGCGGCGATTCGTGCGGCCGACAGTCGGATCGAGGCGATCGACATCGACCGGACGATCGAACAGGCCGAGCGTCAACTCGAAGAGAAGATCCTTGGCGGGACATCTGGCTCGCTGCCGGAAGCCTTGGAATCGACCCGCGAGGACTGACACTTCGCCAACTTCTACTTATGTCCGAGGGACAAGGCCAATCCTGGTGGTCGGTCGCCTCGGCTCTAATGGCCCTTCTGGCCAACTGTCATCGTGATCGCAAAGCTCGGGCGCTTCGTCCTGATGATTTCAATCCGTATGTTGAAAAGCACGTATGTACGAAAGAGATCATCGAAGTGACGCCCGAGAATCTCGCCGACTTCCGCCGGGCGTTTATCGGCCGGTAATCTTCTTTTCTGGAATTGTCTATGTCCTCCACCACTGCGATCCGGGCCGGACGGGCCTTTGTCGAGCTATTCGCCGATGATACTCGACTTGTGCGCGGACTGCGCACGGCCGAGTACAAGGTGAGGGAGTTCGGGCAGAAGGTCGGTGCGATCGGGCGGAAACTGCTGGCCGTCGGTGCGATGGTAGCGGCGCCATTGGCCATGGCTTCGCGGATCTTCGTCGGCTTCGACGATCAGATGCGCAGTGTGCAAGCGGTTGTCGGCGCAACGGGCGAAGAATTTGATCGGCTGACTGCTAAGGCACGTCTTCTCGGGCGAACGACATCCTTCACCGCCGCCCAGGTTGCCGGTGGCATGTTGGAACTCGGGCGTGCCGGTTTTTCGCCCGCGCAGATTGATGCGGCGATTGCTTCGGTCTTGAATCTTGCCCGTGCGACGGGAACCGATTTGTCGGAAGCGACGAATATCGCCGCCGCGACGCTTCGATCGTTCGGGCTCGATGCCGATGAAATGCAGCGAGTCGCCGATGTCATGACGGCCACGGCGAATAACTCGGCGCAGACGCTCTTAGAGCTTGGCGACTCAATGAAGTACGCCTCGCCTGTTGCCGATGAGTTCGGGCTAACGCTTGAAGAGACGGCCAAACTGCTCGGCGCGCTGGCCAACTTCGGCATTAAGGGCTCGATGGCAGGTACGACGGTTCGCAATATCCTCTTACGGATGACCGATCCGGCGATCCGTGCGCAGGTCGAGGATCTAGGCGTTGCCGTCACCGATTCGGCGAAGAAACTGCGCGGCGCTTCGGACATTCTGCACGATATCGGCAAGGCGGTCGACGATATGCCGAAGGCCGAGAAGCTGGCCGTATTTAATAAGATCTTCGGTATGCGGGCCATCGCCGGTGGTGCGAAACTAACCACTAGCGAGTTCGAGCGGCTCAACCGGGCAATCGACGAAGCGGGTGGGACGGCCGAGCGCACCGCTGCGGTAATGGACGGTGGAATAGGCGGCTCGTTCCGTCGTCTGCTGTCGGCCATTGAAGGTGTTGCCCTTGCGATCGGGGAGTCTCTCGATCAATCGCTTACCGAGTTGGCCGACGACTTCGCGGCGATTGCCGGCAGTGTGACGCAATGGATTCAAGCGAACGAGGGTGTCATTCTGTCGGTTGCTGCCGTTGGTGGTGCGACGGTAGTTCTTGGAGGATCACTCGTCGCACTCGGTGCGGCCACGTCACTCGCAGCGACCGGAATCGGTGTTGTTGCTGGGGCACTAAAGGTTCTGGCCGTCGATATCGCGATTGTTTCATCGGCCAGTCAGTGGTGTGCGGCAAAGATCACAGCGTTTGCAGCGGCGGTTACCGTCGCGAAGGTGAAGACGCTCGCTGCTGCAGCCGCTAGCAAGTTCCTAAGTATTGGCATGGCAGCCGTCGAGACGGTTGCCGTCGCTTGCGGGACGCGAATCAATACGCTCACCGTCGCTACGGTCGCTTACCGAGCGAAGACAATCGCTGCCGACGTCGCTGCGCGTGCTATGGCCGTCGGAACGGGCCTGCTGTCAACGGCATCTTCCTTGTGCCAAAAGCAGATCATGGGCGTGTCGCTGGCGATGGTGGCCGTTAAGGTGCAAGGAATCGCTACGGCAGTCGCGACGAAGGTGGCCGCTGCCGGGATCGTCGTTCTTAGTACGGTCAGCTCATTATGCCAGAAGCAGATCTACGGTGTGTCGATTGCGATGGTGGCGCTGCGTATTCGCACAATTGCAATGACCGTCGCTACGAAGGCGATGACGGTGGCAATGGCCGCCTATCGAGCCATTGCTTTGGCCGTCGCTGCGAACCCCGTCGGCGCGGCATTGCTGGCTGTCAGCGCGGCGGTTGTCCTGATTCAACAGGCGGCCGCTCGCGCACGTCCGTCAGTTCTCGGCATGGCCGACGCGATGCGGAAGCTACATGAAGAGCATGACGCGCAGCGCGAGACGGCTCGCGGCCACATGCAGCGGCTGAAAGAGCTGAGTGAAAAAACGAAGCTTACCTCTGCCGAGCAGGAAGAGGCGAAGACGATCCTTGCGGCACTGTCAAAGGAATACGGCTCGCTGGGCATCGAACTCGATAAGACGACCGGACGGCTCAAGGGCGTGGCCGAAGCCCATGAAAAGCTCAATAAGGTTCTCGCTCAGAAGAAGCTAGCCGACATCAACAAAGAACTTCGGGCACTCGACAAAGAGGGCAAAGCCCTGCCCGGTGAGATTAGTGGCGGCTGGGGCGTCTTCCGCGATATGTTCGCGTGGACCGGTGTCGATACGGTCGCAGAGCACAATGCGAAGATCGAAGATCGGTTGAGTGAAATTGGCCGAAGATACGCCGAACTTCTGAAGATGAAGCGTGAACTCGAAGGCGCGGTAGCGGGGGTGGATGCCAAATCACCCGACACTTCCCCTGAAGCGATGGGTGAAATGCGTCAAAAGTCGGAAGAATCGTCCGAAGAACTCGAGCGATGGCAGCGGCGTGTCGCACAAATGAAGCTCGAAGCGATCGAAGACGAACATCGGCGCGAGCTGGCTTTGATCGACGAGCGCTACCAGCATGAGCTTAGCAAGGCCAAAGAGAACGAAACGATCCTCGAGCAGATCCGCAAAGCCCACGGCTTAGAGCGTGCCGCCGCTGAGCGGAAGCATCAGAAGCGGCTTCTCGAAGAACGCAAGCGGGCTGAAGAGGAAATGGCCGCCCGGATGCGCGACATCACCGATACGCGTGAAGATCTGAAGTGGCAGATCAAGCGAGCCGAGATCGAGACGACACAAAAGGGATCGGAAAAAGAGCTATTTCTTCTGGAACTCGAGTACCAGCGTCGACTGTCCGAGACGAAGGATCCGATCGCTCGGGCACAGCTTTCGCAGCTCAATGACATCCAGCGTCAGGCCATCGAGTCGCGCGGAAGATTGAAGGAAGCCTCAACGGCCGCCCGTGGCACGTTCCACGCGGCCGCCATCCAGAGCCTTCAAAGCGGCCCCGATCGCGAGATCGTTCGCAACTTAGAAAGACTGCTGGAAGTCGACCGGCAGATGCTTCGTGAAATCCGCGCCCAGCGGCTTCAGTTTATCTCGTAAGGGAAGTCCATGTCTATCACCGTTGAAGAACGATTCGTCAGCCTGCTGACGTCGCTGGGCGAGACCAACAGCGTCGAACGTCGGTACATCGTGCGCGGCACGGAGTCCGACGTCGACGCGGTTCTCGCCCTGCAGAGTAAGGCACCCCTTACGTATAACGGCATGCAGCGTGGCCAGATCGACATCGAGCCGGTGGGGGAGGATCTCTGGTTCGGCGTCGTCCGCTACCAACTCAAGCTGGCCAACCCACCTGTCGGAACAACGGTTCTATCGTTCGAGACAGGCGGTGGGACGCAGCATGTAACGCAGTCACGTCAAACGATTGCGAAACATGCGCCACCAGGCAAGATCGCACCGGATTTCAAGGGCGCGATCTGTGTCGTCGATGGTAAGCCCGAGGGAACCGACATTCACATGCCGGTTTTTAACTTGCGTGTCGAAGGCATCTTGCCCGCAGCGACGGTAACGGCCGCCTATATTCGAACGCTTTTCGAACTGACGGCAACGACGAATGACGCGGCGTTTTGTGGATACGAGGCAGGTGAACTACTGCTCTTAGGCGTGAGTGGTTCACGTCGTAGTGACGAGGACTGGCGACTGCAGTTCGCGTTCGCTGGTTCCCCCGATGCCCAGAACTTGGCCGTCGGTGATATCCAGGGGATCGCGAAGAAGGGTTGGGAGTATCTCTGGGCCTACTACGAGCAGACTGAAGACGCGCAGGCAAAGGTCATTACCGTCAAGCCCATGGCCGCCTACGTCGAGCAATTGTACCTTGAGAAAGATTATTCGCGGTTAGGGATCGTAATTTAATGGCAGAGTTTCGACGTGTTGAACCGACCGATCTATTGCGAATCCCTGCCGGGGATTGGAATGCCGCGATGCGGCAGGTTGAAGCGGCGCATGGTCAGCGGCATGGGACGTCAAGGCAAGCGATCGATCGGGATAAGGATGGCGACAAGTGCCTTGTACGCAATGAAACGGGCATGGATCTCGATCGGTTTAGTGTCGTTGGCCTAAGTGATCCGATCATCTTGCCTTCGGCCAACTTGCAAGAGTTCAAGCGGCAAGTGACGTTTCGAGGTGTCGTTCCGAACGAATCGCACCAAGGACGGTTCGCCGTATTGTTGGCCCCATGTGCGGCCGGTGCGATCACCGAAGCCGCTATCGCCGGTGTGACTTGGGTATGGCTACAAGTCGATGATCCGCTCGACGGTTGTGCTGACGTATTGCCCGGCTCGACGGATTACTTGGTAACCTCACCCACCGGCAGCGCCCAAGTCCTGTGGCGAGAGTCGGACTCGGGCGTCTGCTGGGCGGCGATTCGGTTCGGCACGATCTGCAATGAGGACTGGAGCGAGGAATCGAGCTGGAGTGACGATTCGAGCTCTAGTGACGAATCGAGTTTCAGTGAGGATTCAAGTTCCAGAGACGATTCGAGTTCGAACGATGAATCAAGCTTCAGCGATGATTCAAATTGTCCGACTTGTCAGGGAATCACCGATACGGTCGATGTCTTGATTCCCGAACCGTCGCGCGACGGCGATAACATCTGTTTCCCGAAGCTCAGGCTTCAGTTTTGTGACGGACTGTTTGTCGGTAGTCTGCCACTCGGCAAAACGTGTGTTTACGTCTGCTGTGACGATTCAAGCAGCTCGTGGGATGATTTCATTATCGATCTGCCGGAAGAGTCAAGCGATCCGCTAGGAGACTCAGGTGTTTCAATGGAAGATTCAAGTATCCCACCGTATGATTCTTCGAGCTTGTCCGACGATTCATCATTGAGTTTAGAGGATTCAAATGCGAGCGACGATTCTTCGAGTGTCTTTGAACAATCCATTCGTATCGATGAATCATCGAGCTTAAGTGACTCTTCGTCCCTAACCGTTCTCGACGATTCATCCAGTTCGTCTGTGGAAGAATCGAGCACTTGTGATGACGATTCCTGGTCGGACAATTCGTCGAGCGACGATAGCTCTTCCTCTTCCTTCTAAGGTGCCCTATGTCTGTTGATGTCGTCATTCCACTTGGCAAAGGAAGCCGATGGGACGATCGTGAGGTGCGTTTCTGTCTTCGCGCGTTGGAAAAGAATTTCAAGGATCTTGGCCAAGTGTGGCTGGTCGGCGAATGTCCGCCGTGGTGCGTAAACGTTCGCTATATCCGCATACCCGATTTGTTTGCGACCAACAAAGACGCAAATCTCATTAGCAAGATCTTGGTGGCCTGCTACCAGAACGAAATATCCGAAACCTTCCTGCGAGTCAGTGACGACGAGATATTACTGAAGTCGATGTCTGTCGCTCAGTTGCGGCCATTTCACCAAGGACCGATCCGCAGTCCCAAAGGCAATCGCTGGCATCAGCGTCTTCGGCGAACCGGCCGGTGGTTGCGATCGAAGGGACGAACCGATTGGAACTACGACAGTCATATCCCAGCTCTGATGCATCGAGACACGTTCCGGCGGATTTTCAAGAGATCGCCGTATCAGCAAGGGCCTGGCCTTACTATCGATTCGACGTATTTTAACTGCTGTGGATTAACCGATCATTGGGCTTTGCCGCGTGGGATGCGAGTTCGGCTTGCGCGTCAAGTCAACGACCCAAGCATTTACCTGCGAACTTTACGAAGTCGCTCGTTCGCCAACCTGACCGATCGTGCTGTCTGTCCGGCCCTTGAAGCGGCCCTTACAAAGATGTTTCCGACACCTTCAAAGTATGAAAGGGACGAATGATGCGAACCCTCTGGATCATTGCCGGAATGCGGCGCAGCGGCATACATGCCGTGGTCGAATGGCTGCTTTCCGGCCTCGAAGCGCCGCATATCGTTCTTAACAACGTGCGTCTCGATCGGATCAGCCCCAAAGAGAAAGATACCACATTCTCGGAAGATTACCAAGATTCGACGAATGAAGACGAACATGTCGTCGCTATATACGAAGACAAGCGGCTTCCGGACGTTAACCGAAGTCCGCTTGTTCGTCAGATGTCCCAAGGCTTCGATCAAGTACGTAGGCTCGTCATTATTCGCGATCCGTACAATCTCACCGCGAGTCGCTTGCATCGCACACGTCGAGGTTCGCGCGATACACGGCCCGAGCGAGTGACCCGGCTATGGCCTTCGCATGCCCAGGCGGGGCTCGTATGGACGCGGTGCATTTACAATCAATGGTTCATCGATGATGCATATCGCCAAGAATTGGCCGACAAGCTCAAATTGCCTTCGTGCCCACCATATCCCGAGCATGTCGCGCGGGCCGGGCGCGGTAGTTCGTTCGACGGCTTGAAATACGACGGCAACGCCGCACAGATGGCCGTGCTCGATCGGTGGCGAGCATTTACTGACGATCCGCAATATCGACGAATTGTCGATCGACCAACGCTTACGCACCTTAGTGAAGCCGTCTGCGGTTTTTCCTGTCCTCTGAAAGGAACGAATGATGATTCCTAAAACCGTCCATCAAATCTGGCTTGGCGGACTTGAAAACAGGCCGCCACGAATCGGCGAGTCGATGTCGCAAATCGAAACCGTGTTCCGCAGCTTGGGCTACGATTACCGCCTTTGGACGGAAGCCGACTTGCAAGCGTTGGATATCGCGACATTTGCCGACATTCGTCCTTATGCGGCGCTCAGTGATCTAATGCGCTACCAAATCTTGGCCATTCATGGCGGCTGGTATCTCGACGCCGACTGTGTGCCTGCCAGTGAATCGCCTGTTTTGCCCAATGATGTTGACATCTTCGTGATCGACTCGCATCAGCGGCAAAAATATTTCAACACCATTCTTGGTGCGGCACCGGGGCACGTCCTGTTGCAAGAATATTTTCGGCAAAGCACAAGAGTGTTTCGAAAGGTGCTTGCGGGATATCGACCAAAACGCGACGTCGCCAGCCTTGTCGGACCGGGACTTTTATTTCGACTTTGCCGTAAGCACGGCATTCGGCCGCGCCGCTGGATTCGATGGATGGCACACTACGATCCAGCCGCGCCGATCATTCATCGGAAATTGCATTCCTGGAATGGCCAACCGTTGCATCTCGCAAATAAGGAAGAGAAGGAACAATGAATCTGAGTATTTGCATGGGCTACACCGATCGGCGTTACGAAACGATGGCCAAGGTCGCTGCACGCTCGTTCCTTCGTTATTCGCCCGAGGTGACGATTCGCCTAACGAAGGTCGAGGACGCCGGGCACGCCCGTAACATGGGCACGCGTTTCGCCGCTTATGTCGATCCATCCGCCGACTGGGTGTTGGCATGCGACGTGGATGTTTTATGTTTCGGCGATGTTGTGAAAATCGCCCGACGCTCGGAATCGGAAGGGATGGATTTTCTAGGCCGGGTGTCGGGGCGGTATCGTGTCGCGCCGAAACGTTTCCATCTGGCGGCTTACGCCCGGCTTTTTCGCGCGCATGGCCTTGCCGAAATGATTATGCATGTTCCGAACGTATTTCTGGTGCGTGGGAAATATGCCGGTCGGTTGGCCGAGCGTGCCGCCTATTGGACTGATTATCTTTATTCGAATGATCGACACGTTCTCGATCAACCGATCTGGTCCGATCAGGTCGCTTTCACGATGGCTCTTTCCGAAACCTTGGATCCTCGCCGCATGGACTTCTTCCAACCGTCGGAAGTTTCGGACGCGGGTCGAAAGAAGCGGAAAGCGGCCATCATTCACTACGGTACCCGACGATGGTGGCGACTCTTCAGTTCCGGCCGAATCTTGGGAATGATGCAATGAAACGCCCCGGCCCAAATCTTGTCCGCAAAACAATCTCGCTGGCCAGTGCATTGGTTGCTGGCCAGCGAGTTTCCATCGAGCGAATTCGCCGGCGCATCAAAGTCTGTGCTCGATGCCGTTACGTTCGTGTTCGCAAAACCCGCAAAGGAAGAAAGCTCAATTGTCGAATCTGCGGTTGTCGCCTGCGTGGTGATAGATCGCTTATTAATCTCGCCCGTTACGAAGAAACTGCTCGTTACGGCTGCAAACATCCAAGAGGTTCTCGATGGAAGAAGAAAGGTGTGTGATGACGGATAAACTAGAGGCGTCGGCGACGATCTTACTTCGTATTCGCGAAGCGGCCGACTTGTGCGGCTGTAGTGAGCGGACATGGCATCAATGGGATCTGTTGGGACTCGTTCCCCGTCCGGTGAAGATGCGGCGAACCAAATATTGGGTACGTGACGAACTGATCGCTTGGGCACAGGCGAAGTGCCCGAAGCGCGACGCGTGGCGATATCGTCCAAAGTAAATCGTGCGGCAGTTTGGTGAAAATGGACTCGTATGCGTTAAATCAAGACTGAGGTTTTTTGGAAAAAACCGGCGTATCCCTCATTCCTCTTTTCGTCGCCGTAGGGCTAAATTGTCGTCAGTAAGCCGACCAGGCCGTACTGGAAGGCGCCTAAACCAACGTAGCCAGCCGACAGCTCGGACACCGAGCCGGAAGGCAAGAAACCCCCAGGGGGATGGAGGAACATGATGGCGGATCTCTTTAAGAAGAAGACAACAATTACCGATCCGGAAACTGGCGGCAAAGTCGCACGGTACTCGAAAAAATGGTATGGTCGGTATCGTGATGAAAACGATCGCTTGCGACGTGTGGCACTGTCCACCAGCAAAACCGCCGCCCAAAAAATGCTCAACGACATACTGCATCAAGTCGAACGCCGACGGGCGGGCCTTGAAGATCCGATCGACAAGGCAAGTCGCAGGCCGATCGAAGAACATGTCGAGGATTATGAGCGACACCTACAGTCGAAGAACAATTCGCCGCAATATATTTCTGAGCTTATTACGAAGCTTCGGCGCTATATTGCCGAGTGTGGTTGGCGATACGTTCATGAAATCACGGTTTCGGACGTGGAAGGATTCCTGGTTGATCTGCGAACGAAGCGCGGCTTGAGTGTCCAGACGAGTAATCATTATCTCAAAGCGATCAAGCAGTTCGTTCGGTGGTTGGCCCGCACGAAGCGATTGCCGAGTAACGTGCTCGACGAGATGGGGACGCTCAACGTTGCCACCGATCGTCGTCACGATCGTCGAAGTCTCTCGCCCGAGGAATTCGCACTGGTTTACAAGATTGCGAAAAATGGGCCACCATCTGTCGGCTTGCCTGGTCCCGATCGGGCTATGATGTACCTGCTGGCGGCATGGACAGGACTTCGGCGCGGTGAGATTGGCAGTTTGACGACTGGTAACCGCTCCAGCAAGTGCATTGTGGCGTGAGATTCTTTCTTTGCGATAATAGAGTCTGCTTGATTGCTCTATTGGTCGTGGAGGGTCTTATGACGCGGAAATCGAAGCGAGTTCGCCGGACTCGGGCGGAGATTCGAGAATT